CTGACAACGAGTACGATAGATTTCTTGTGCTTGAAAAAATCAAGCGGGAGAGAATGGATAAGTTGGCAAAAGCTGATGGCGGCATGATCAAGGGCTTTAGTCCTATTGCCCGTCCACAGAGATTCAAAGGAACATTCTAATGGGTGAAAAAAACAAAAGTACTAAAGCAAAGACAACAGAAATGTCACCAGAAGCTTTAGAAGCAATTCGGGATACTGGAAAAACTTTTAAACCTAAAAAAATGGAACCTGATAAGCCAATCAGTGAGAAAGACAAAAAAGACATTGGAAGCTTAATTAAGAATGCAAAGTCCGGCGGCATGAATGCTGTACCTTCCAAGTATGAAGGCTTTTCAAAGTTACCAGAAGGTGTGCAGGAGAAGATAGATCCAAAGCTTGCAAAGAAATATAAGACTGGCGGTATGAGCAAGGCTGTACTAAAAGCTCGTGGCGGAACTTTTAAAGGAACATTTTAATGGCATTACCTCCACAGATGGTTGCACCTGCAATGGGTCCCGGCGGACCGGGGATGACGGCAGAAGAGCAGATGACCGAGGTCCAAGTACCTATGGATCAGCAGGAAATGTTACCTCCGGGCATTGAGATTGTTGGCGAAGAGCAGATGATCGAGGTTGAGGCTGAAGAGTACGATCACAATGCTAACTTGGCTGAAGTACTTGATGACTCGGTACTTGGAGCTTTGTCCTCGGACCTTGGTTCTAAGGTAGATGAGGATAAGTCTTCTCGTGAGGAGTGGGAAGAGACTATATCGAAGGGTTTAGTATTACTGGGGATTAATTACGAGGAGCGTTCCGAGCCGTTTCTTGGTTCGTCTGGTGTAACGCATCCGTTATTGAGTGAAGCTGTGACGCAGTTTCAGGCGCAGGCATACAAAGAGATGTTGCCTCCGGGTGGTCCTGTAAAGACGCAGATACTTGGTCAGCAGACTAAGGAAGTTGAGGATCAGGCCCAGCGTGTTAAGGACTTTATGAATTACCAGATTACGGAGGTAATGGAGGAGTTTGATCAGGACACGGATCAGATGTTGTTTTACCTTCCGATTACTGGTTCTACATTTAAGAAGGTTTATTTTGATCCGACACGGCAACGTGCTGTGTCTAAGTTTGTTCCGGCTGAAGATTTGGTTGTGCCGTATGCTGCATCAGATTTGCGTACAGCGGAGCGTTACACACATGTCGTTCGTATGAGCGAGAATGAAATCCGTAAGTTACAGGTAGGAGGTGTATATCGAGATGTTGACTTGTCTGCAACAGAAGATGAAGAGTCTGACTCAACAATTCGTGGAAAGGCTGACGAGCTTCAGGGATTGCGCCCGGGATACAGTGACGAGCTTTATACTATCCATGAAGTCCATGTTGATCTTGACCTTGAGGGATTTGAGGATCTGGATGAGGAAGGTGAAGCTACGGGTATCAAGCTGCCGTATATCGTCACTATGGACGGTGATTCGGGACAGATTCTCTCGGTAGTAAGAAACTATCGTGAGCAGGATCCAATGCGCCGCAAGCGTGATTACTTTGTTCACTTCAAGTTCCTGCCCGGTTTTGGTTTCTACGGGTTTGGTTTACTGCATATGATTGGAGGATTATCTCGTGCCGCTACATCTATTCTCCGTCAGCTTATTGATGCGGGTACGCTCTCGAATTTACCGGGTGGTTTCAAGGCCCGTGGTGTTCGTGTACGAAATGACGATGAACCTATTAACCCGGGTGAGTTCCGCGATATCGATGTTCCCGGCGGTGATGTTCGCAATTCTATTATCCCACTCCCGTACAAGGAGCCTTCTGCAACGCTGGCTCAATTACTCGGGGTGGTCGTTGATTCAGGTAGACGCTTTGCACAAGTTGCAGACACAAAGGTCGCGGATGTAAATTCACAGGCCCCCGTGGGAACAACGGTAGCTCTTATCGAACAGGGCTCGAAGATTATCTCAAGCATTCATAAGCGCCTACATTACGCACAAAAAGCAGAGTTCCGTATGTTAGCGGAGATCTTTGCTACGAATCCGATGCCGTATCCATACATGGTTGGTCCGAATGTCAACCCACAGATAATGGCACAAGACTTTGACGGGCGTGTAGATATTCTCCCTGTCTCCGACCCGTCAATCTTTTCTATGGCCCAGCGACTGTCTCTTGCCCAGACACAGTTGCAGTTAGCACAGGCCGCGCCGCAGATGCATAATCTGTATGAAGCCTATCGTCGGATGTATGATGCGTTGGATGTAAAGAACATCGACGCTATCCTACCCGCACCGCAGCCTCCACAGCCTAATGATCCGGCTATGGAAAATGCTATGGCTCTCAAGGGTGCACCTAGTCAGGCATTTAAGGAGCAAGATCATCGTGCTCATATCAGAGTGCATGCATCCATGATTCAGTCTCCTGCTATTCAGGCTAGTCCGCAGGCTTTCCTATTGTTGCAGGCTCACGTTCAGGAGCATGTGTCTTTGTTTGCTAGGGATATTGTTGAAGATGTATTCCAAAAAGCAGTTCAACAGGCACAGATGGCAGGAGAGGTAGTGCCACAGGTTGACCCAATGGCTGTTGAAGCTATGGTTGCACAGCAGATTTCAGAAACACTTGAACAGTTGGCACCTCTTCTTATCCCACCGCAAAAGCCTGACCCACTGGTTGAGATTCGCCAGCAGGAGTTGCAGAACGATACCACAGAGATCCAGCGTAAGATGCAGAATGATGCAATGGACTTCCAGATTGATCAGGCTAAGTTAGAGCAGTCGGCACAACTGGCTATGCAGCGTATGCAGGCACAGCAGGGTATTGCCAATGATCGTAACGAAGTAAACGTCTATCGTATTAACACTCAAGCTGATCTGAAGAGAGGTCAATGATGATGATGTGGGACATGCACAACCACACCACTAAGAAGCAGGCGGAAAAAAACAGGAAATCCAATGAAAAGCACAGCCACAAGGTTAAATGAGGCAAGCGAGGTCACGATACCTCTCCGCAACCTGATTAGTATGATTGCTTTTACCGGCGTTTCTGTTTGGGTTTATTTTGGTTTGGTTGAGCGTATCGCTTTCCTTGAGCATAACCTTGAGCTAACTATGCAAGAAGTAGAAGAGAATGATAACTGGATTGATGACTTTGAGCCGCCAAAATCTGTGCAGGACACTGTCAAGCGAGTGCATGATCTGGAGATTGAGTTAGCTCGAATAAAATTAATGTTAGGGGATAAGTAATGTTACAAGCTCTGATTGGTCCGGCGACCGAGTTAATTGGTAAGTTTGTCGAGGACAAAGACCAGAAGAACAAGTTGGCGCATGAGATTGCCACTATGGCGGAGCGCCATGCACAGGAACTTGCCAAGGGCCAGTTAGCTATCAATGCTGAAGAAGCCAAGTCACGGAATCTGTTTGTGGCGGGTTGGCGACCGAGCGTGGGATGGTGCTGTAGCTTGGCCCTATTCGCTCACTTTTTGGTCTTCCCGACTATGGATGTAGTGACTGCATATATGGGTGTTGAGGCAGTAGCGTATCCATCTTTTGATATGGACAGCTTAATGACTGTCTTGTTGGGTATGCTTGGTTTGGGGGGAATGCGTAGCTTCGAGAAGGCAAAGGGGTTAACCAAATGAGCTTTTTACGGAGACTATTAGACATGCTGTTTCTGAATAATCATGTAGGGGACATGGCGCAGCACAGAGTGCACACAACCAAGTACGAAGATCTGTGTAAGTAATGTCTGTCGAGACTTTTCTCAGGTGGAAGATCCTGCCGCGATTTATGATGCTGGCTAGTACGATAATGTCTTGGCGCTGCGCCGAATGGTTTATGGATTTACCAGACCCAACTTCGCAGCAATCAGCCTTTGTTTCGGTGGTGGTTGGTGCCATGACTGGCGTTTTTGGAATCTGGATGGGCCATGAGCACAAATAAACCTAGCCCGTGTGTAGGTATTTGTGTCTTAGACGAAGAACGTGTAAGATGTATCGGCTGTGGGCGTACCATAGACGAGATCATTAACTGGGGAAAGAAATGGCAGGACCAAGAATAAATCAGTTTGCAGATGATCTTGGTATCAACCGTTCTTCCGCAAAGAAACTTATGAAGAAAGCCCGTGGTCGCAAAGACGGCGGGTCAGAGACATTGGAGAAACACATGTCATCAGTTGCAAAGCCCCAGACCAAGGAAGAAGACGAAGAGACTAAGGAGCGGATGAGAAAAAAATTCGATCGTTCCAAGAAGCTCCGTGAAGCTCAAGAGGCAGAAATAAATGCCAAGGATGGCAAGTACATGTCATGTCGTGGCATGGGCAAAGCAATCCAAGGTGGAAAGTTCCGTGGAGTTAGCTAATGGGCAGGGAAGACGGCACTGATACAGTAGACAGCGTCGGCGGCTCGGCTTCTAGTGGCTCGGCTTCTAGCGGAATGTCGGATAACTTTGGCATGCATGACGACTCGTTCGGTCAGCAAGAGTATGGTGGGCCGAATAATTTAGGTGGATTAAGCGAAAATCATGTGAGAGCTTCGTTTAATGCCGTAAATCAAATCACCGATAAAAATCCTTACGGAAAAGATGGAATTTTTAGTCGAGTTCTTGGCATAGATCCATCTAAAATTGATTACTCAAATTTAATGGATTTAAATACTCGTTCTTCTATTGCGAACAACCAGTTTTCAAAATTTGCAAATCCAACAAACACTCCGGGTCGGCTTGGTTATAACCGTCAATTTGATACCGCTCCTACGGGTCAGCTACGCTCGGGAGTGCAAAAAGCGAATTATCAGACCGCATATGGTCCTGTGATGGAGCAGGCTCGAAAGCAAGGCACAGGTGAAATGCTTGCTCGTGGAGCAATGGGTCTTGTTGGTGGACCCATTGGAATGGCCTTGGCTCAGTTGGGTACTAAAGAGTACGGCTTGCCCGGTGTGACTGGTTTTGATTCTTTTGATCCTAATAACCCTCGCCCGGGTGGTGGTATTCTAGGCCAGTTTCTCGGTGGGTTAAATCCAACTCAAGCCAAAGATGCGCTTGTTGGTGCTTTCGCTCCTGTGGCCCCAGCCCCAGAACCTACTCCAATCGGCACTGCTCCAGTAAATACAACAGGTTTTGAGGAAAAGCGTAGTCAGCATCCTCTGACTGGAGAGAAAACAGTATCTACTCCTGTTGACAACACCCTCCAGCCGGGTTTTAGCCGCGCAACAACTGAAACACTGCCAGATGGTAGGACGATTACTGTGGATAAAGAAACAGGTGCAGTGTTTGGAACGAACCTGTTTGGTGGGCCGCAAAGCTCTCTTAATGCAACCACCGCTGGCGAACAGTTAGCGGGACTTTTTGGTGAGGATCCTAGAACGGCTGGTTTTCGCGATCTTGAGGGAATGATAAAGTCGGTTGTTGACGGAGAAAATTTACCCGACGATCAAAACATGTACGGCCCGGGGATGCCGAACCAGACTCCGTTAACGCCGGATGAGTTAAATAATATACTTGAACCATACGGCATGGAGCTAGGTCGTGGTTCCTCAACAGCTAATCAATTTGCTCAAGTAGATTACTCAAACCTCAAAAATGTTGGGGGCAACATGTATCAGCCTGTTCCTGAGACCAGTGCTTTTGACAGCTTCCTTGAGAGGTTCGGGATGAGAGAGCGCAAAAGAAAACCAAGTGGACAGATTTACTCTCCAAGCGGCTCTTCTAGTTTCTTTGGTGATATGTTTGATAATTTAAGAAATTAAGCAAGAATGAGAGAATTAATAGAGAATTGGGTGCACACTGATTTAAGTGTGGTTGACGCACAAGCTGGCTTTGCTCCTTGTCCTTTTGCAAAGAAGGCACTACAGGACGATAGGTTAAAAGTTGTTGAGTGTCTGGATCAGGAAGATCTGTGGAAGACTGTAGTAGCACAGTGCAAAAGATTTACGTCTAACCACTCGGTTGTTATTTGTGTTGAGGAAAATGCAGAACAGCCTTATGATCAAGTTGAAGCCGCATGTGTGGTAATGAATGAATGGTTCGCTGCTAATAAGATAGATTTATGGTTATTAGCTTTTCAAACAGATTTTACAATGGTATTCATACAAAGGTTGTCAGAGTTAGATGACGCTAGCAAAAAGCTAGAGAAAATGGGATACTACGAAAACTACACAAAAGACGATTATATAGGTCTAATCTTAACCCGAAGAAGGAAACGAGAAGATGGCTGGAGCTAAAAAGAAAGTTATGCGCCGCAATCGTGGTGGTAATGTAGTAGCTAAAAAAATGATGGGCGGCATGAACAAAGCCAAGAAGATGGCTATGCGTCGTATGCGCGGGGGCGCTATAAAAAAGAAATAAGGGGCATGTATGGACGTTTATAATTTTATTAGTCAATACAACAAGAGATTGATTGATAGGATGGATGACATAAGTCAATCCATCACAAGTGGTAGTGTTTCCGATTGGGAGGACTACAAGGCAAGAGTCGGCGAAATACAGGGTGTCGCTTATGCTCTTGATGAATTAAAGGCCCTGCTGAAAAAGGTGAATTATGTCGAAGACACTGATAGTACCTGACTACGTTGTCGCGCAACGCGAGGCGAAAAAGAAGGCCGAAGAGGCCGCAAAGAAAAAATCCCTTACAGAAAGAATTCCACAACCCACTGGATGGCGTATATTAGTCATGCCGTATATGGGTCGTGATAAGACTGAAGGGGGTATTTATGTTCCTGATCAAGTTAGAGACCGTGAGTCAAAGGCTACTGTTGTGGCTTATGTCGTCAAGGTTGGACCTCTAGCATACAAAGATGCCGACAAATTTGGTGGCGGTGATCCTTGGTGTAAAGTGGGTGATTGGGTGTGTATCGGGCGCTACGCTGGATCTCGGTTTAGTATCGAGGGCGGTGAAGTCCGCATTATCAACGATGACGAAGTCATCGCAACCATCGTCGATCCAGACGATATCAAGTCATACGGAGGGTAGTTGTGTCAACTAACGCCGCAGAAACTGAAGAAAAAGAAATCGAAGTTATAGAGGCAGAGGATGATACTTCTGCGGAGCTCGAGGTTGTTGAAGAGGAGCAACAAGAGGAAGGATCCGAGTCAAAAGAAGATGAGATTGAGCAGTATTCTAAATCTGTGCAGACTAGAATTAATAAATTAACGCACAGGTATCGTGAGGAGGAAGCTCAAAGAAAAGCCGCTGTTGACTTTGCAGCAGAAGTAAAGAAACAGAACGACGAGCTAAAAAATCGTTTAGAGTCTTTGGATCAATCTTACGTCGGTGAATTTGACACTAGAATTAAATCACAGGCGGAGGCTGCTAAACAAGCGTACCAAAAAGCTTACGAAGAAGGCGATGCCGACGGCATGTTCGAGGCTCAAAAGAACATAAGTCGTTTAGCTCTAGACGAAGCGCAGTTGGATCAAGCTCGAAAAAGGCAAGAAAGAGCCAGTGTTGCCAAAGAAGAAGCAAATAATGCTCCGGCTCCGCAACAACAAGCGGCGCAACAACCTGCTCCACCTGATCCGAAAGCGGAGGCTTGGGCTTCTAGTAATGAATGGTTTGGCACTGATCAACCCATGACATACGCTGCTTTTGGCGTACACAGACAGTTAATCGAGGACGAAGGATTTGACCCAGCGTCCGATGAGTACTATAATGAACTTGACAAGAGGATTCGTGCAGAGTTTCCACAAAAATTTAAGGAAACAAAGCGCGGTGATTCTGGACCCCGAGTCGCTTCTGCGGAGTCCAGTGCTTCTAAAGCACCGTCAGGAAAGGGGCGCAGAACAGTCAAATTGACTCCTTCGCAGATCGCAATAGCGAAAAGGTTAAATGTTCCGCTTGAAGAATATGCTAAGTATGTTAAGGAGTAAGAGATGACTGATTCTACAAGAACGCCACGCGAAGCGACAACTCGCGCTAAGACCCAGCGGCGCAAGCCTTGGGCACCGCCTTCAAAATTGGAGGCCCCGAAAGCACCGGACGGTTACCAACATCGTTGGATTCGTACATCACTTCGTGGTGAGGATGACAAGATGAATGTAAACGCCAAGCTTCGGGAAGGTTGGGAGCCTGTACGGGCTGACGAATATCCTGAGATGGCTGGTAAGTATCCAACTATCGATGATGGTCAGCATGCAGGTGTAATAGGAGTAGGTGGCTTAATGCTTGCTCGTATCCCAGAGGAAACGGTAGAAGAGCGAACTGAATACTATCGGGAGCAGACCCGTCAACAAATGGAAGCCGTGGACCAAAGCCTGATGAGGGAACAACATCCCTCAATGCCTATCCATTCGGATAGGAAAAGCCGTGTATCATTCGGAGGTAAGTCAGATGGCTGACCTCCTACAAAACAAGGAGTAAGCAATGGCAAACACTAATGTTGCCTTCGGCCTCAAGCCGATTAACACTGCTGGTAGCGCTCCAGCTACAAGTGGTGTAAATGCATACCCCATCGGCAGTTCCGCAGCAGCAATATTCCAAGGTACTCCAGTAAAGTGTGACAACGGTGGTTCAATCGTTGTTGGCTCTGCTTCAGGAGACACCGTGGCTTTTGTTGGCGTGTTCCAAGGATGTGAGTATGTTTCAGCCACTACCGGAAAGAAAGTGTTCTCGAACACATGGGCCGGTTCAGGAAGTGCAGACACAAATTTCCCGATCACAGGATTTGTGTATGACAACCCACTTCAGCGCTTCATTATCGCTACTGATGCGACAATTACAGATGAAGCAACCGCAAAAGCAGCTATTTTTGAAAACACACAGTTGGATGGCGGCGCAAGCGGAAGTACAACCACAGGAATCTCATCCGCAAAGATGGATGTTGCTACACTAGACTCATCAAACGCCTCTCTTCCTTTGAAGATTGTTGGCATTCTTGATGATGTAGACAACGAAGACTTTGCAGCCGCAGGTATTCCTATGATTGTGATGATCAACAACCATGCATTGCTTCAGGCCGATTCTGAAGCGGCAATTTCATAGGGAGTTAGATAATGGCTATTTCTCGCGCACAACTTGCCAAAGAACTAGAGCCCGGTCTAAACGCTCTCTTTGGAATGGAATACACCCGATACGAAGGTCAGCATGCTGAAATCTTCGACACCGAGTCATCAGACCGGGCGTTTGAAGAAGAGGTGATGCTGTCAGGTTTCGGTGCAGCACCTGTTAAGGGTGAAGGCACAGGTGTCACTTTTGACGATGCCAACGAAGCTTACACTGCTCGTTACAACCACGAGACAGTGGCAATGGCCTTCTCAATCACTGAAGAAGCAGTTGAGGACAATCTTTACGATCGTCTTGCTTCTCGGTACACTCGTGCCCTTGCTCGTTCAATGGCACACACAAAGCAGGTTAAAGCTGCCGCAGTTCTTAACAACGCTTTCTCCGCTGGCGCATTTGCTGGTGGTGACGGTGTTGCTCTCTGCGCCACTAACCACCCGCTTACAAACGGTGGCACATTCGCCAATGAGCCAGCAACTGCCGCTGACCTGAATGAGACTTCTCTTGAAGACTCTCTCATCAGCATTGCTGGTTTCACTGACGAGCGCGGTTTGATCATTGCCCTTAAAGGCATGAAGCTTATCGTTCCTCGCCAGCTTCAGTTTGTTGCCGAGCGTCTTATGGTATCAAACCTTCGGGTAGGTACAGCAGACAACGACACAAACGCATTGCGCTCAATGGGCATGCTTCCAGACGGTTATGTAGTCAACGACTTCCTAACTGACACAGACGCATTCTTCATTAAGACTGATGCGCCAAACGGCTTCAAGCACTTTGAGCGTATGGCTCTGTCAACTGCAATGGACCCAGACTTCGACACTGGCAACATGCGGTACAAAGCTCGTGAGCGTTACAGCTTCGGCTTCTCAGATCCTCGCGCAGTGTTCGGTTCACCGGGCGCATAAGTGTAGGCAAAATGATATTAAAGGGCAGCTTCCATGCTGCCCTTTTTTGTTGTACAATGTTTTATTCCTGACAACTGCATTGGGCGGTTGACACTAGCCACGACAGGAGACTTAAATGGCTACCACTACTTTCTCTGGTCCTATTAAGGCCGGAACTATCAAGAACACAACAGGCACGACTCTCGGCTCAAACATTGCTAACGTCGGTCAAGTTGTTATGGCTCAAACATTTTCAGCAGATCTATCAGGCGGCGCTCTAGCTGCTCAAGTTACTGATGTTGTTATCCCTGCAAACTCTCAGATTATTGACTGTGTGATTGACGTTATTACAGCCGCTAACGCTACAACCAACCTTAGTATCGGTGATACTGTAGGAGGTGCAGCTACAATTCTGAACACTTTTGCAAGCGGCACAACTGCTGGGCGTAAGTACCCAACAACTCAGGCTGGTGCTGCATTAGCTTGGCAGGACACTGGTACAGCAGACATTCGTTTGACTGTGACAGCTTCTGCTGCAACAAACGCGGGTCTTGTTCGTTTTACAATCCTGTATCAGCAGAACAACAACCTTGCTTAATAGGAGGGCGGAATGGCTGCTTCTATCACAGCAAAAACAGTTACAGCTACCGGAACAGTGCTGGGTGGTAGAACTCGTTTAAAAGCTTTCTATGTAAAGACAGCTTCTAGCGGTTCACCTGCGGTGGTGTTTAAAAACGGCAGTGCCGGTGCAACTCTATTGTCGATGGTGTTTCACACATCCGACGACAATCAGATCACCATACCTGACCACGGTATGATCTTCGATGATGAGTGTCATGTGACACTTACCAATGTAGATTCGCTTACTGGATTCTTTGGCTAATGGCTAGGAAACCAGCCAAAATGCCAAATCGTAACAAGAAAAATTTCCGCTCTACAAAGTCTGGAGCGGGAATGACCAAGGCTGGTGTGGCGGCGTACCGCCGCGCCAACCCCGGGTCAAAGTTAAAGACCGCTGTTACTGGTAAAGTAAAGAAGGGGTCAGAAGCTGCTAAACGTCGTTCTTCATATTGTAGCCGTTCAAAAGGGCAGATGAAGATGCATAATATTAATTGCAGCAAAACACCTAAAAAACGTATTTGCGCTGCACGGCGGAGGTGGAAGTGCTAATGGACAATAAGATATTTATTGTAGCCCTGTTGGGCTTTTGTGGGTGGATTGGTATGTCTGTCACAGACTTAAAAACCGAAGTCGCAGTGGTTAACATGAAGGTCACGGAAAACCACAAGATGTTAAGCGTTTTGTGGGATGATTTCTTGGAGAAGAAAAATGACAATCTCGCGTGGATCAATGGCGAAGCAAATATCAAAGCCACCGCAAAGACGAAAAAGACCATCCAGTAATCCCAGAGTTGCTAGGGGGTGCGGCACTGTTTTAAATGACAGAAGAAAAGTAACTAAACGTGCGAGAAGGAAAAAAAGGAATGGCTAAAGATGCATGTTACAGCAAGGTTAAGCGCCGCTATAAGGTCTTCCCGTCAGCGTATGCAAGCGGGGCAATCGCCAAGTGCCGGAAAGTCGGCGCAGCCAATTGGGGAAACAGCAAGAAAAAAGCAAAAGGGGGAACATTTAAATACCGAACAACCAAGATATATTGATAGCGGCCCTATAGTTTTAAGACCATGATTGAGTTCGTTTTAGCTGTGTACTTAAACGGTAAGTTGATTGATAGCACACAACGATTTAGAGATATGGACCGATGTTTATACTTTTCGTCCAAACTTTCAAGACAATCTCCTGTTCCTACGGGCGATGGCAAAAGATTGAAGATGCATGCGATTTGTAAACCTACACCAAAGAGATAGTTATGGAACCAATATCAACGGCCTTGGCTGGAATAGCTTTAGTTAAGAGCGCCGTTGACGGTATTAAAAGTGCCATTGGCACAGCTAATGATATAGGAGACATCGCGGGTCAGATAGATGCTTTGTTTACAGGTCAAAAGCAGGTAAACGAGGCTAGGAATAAAAAGTCTGGCGTTGGGCTGACAGATCAGTTTGGTGTAGAGTCCGTTGCTCGTGAGATGATCGATGCTAAGTTAGCGGCGGAAAAGCTACAAGAAGTAGCTACTATGGTGAATATGCGCTTTGGACCGAATACATGGAAGAATATTTTAGAAGAAAGACAAAAAAGGATACAAGAAGCAAAAGAGGCTGTGGCGGCAGAGCGTAGGCGAAAGCTACAAAAGTCCAGAGAATTTGAAGAACTGATAAAGCAAATTGTTCTTGTCGCTAGTATTATAGTTATTTCTCTTGGTTTATTTGTTTATTTGTTTGCAGTTATTCAGTAAGTATGGATGAGATATGGCAGTACGAAAGACTAAAAAGGGAGCGGCCCTTAAACGGTGGTTCAAAGAGGACTGGAAGGATGTTCGCACGGGCAAAGCGTGTGGGCGTGGCAAGGGTGAAAAACGGGGTACTCCATATTGCCGCCCCTCTAAGCGCGTGTCTTCTAAGACCCCTAAGACATCCAAAGAAATGACAGCAGCCGAAAAACGTAGTAGAATATCACAAAAGAAGAGACTAGGACAGCCAGCGGGTAAGCCACGCAGAGTAAAATCTTTAAGAAGGAAAAAATAATGGCTCTTTCAGGATCCAGAAACTTCGAGCTAAACGTCGCTGAAATTATCGAAGAGGCGTATGAGCGGTGTGGGTTAGAGGCTCGTACTGGTTATGACTTTAAAACAGCAAGGCGGTCTCTTAATTTGATGTTTGCTGACTGGGCTAACAGGGGTCTTAACCTGTGGACTGTTAAGCAAGGCACACAGGCTCTGACATCAGGAACAGCGACATACACTTTCACAGCGGATTACACCGACTTGTTAGAAGTAGTAATACGTCGCAGTGGCACAGACTTTGAGTTATCGCGGATGTCTAGGGGTGATTACTTAACACTACCTGCGAAAACAACAGAAGGCCGTCCGAGTCAGTATTTTTATAACCGTCAAACACTGCCGCAGGTGACGCTGTGGCCTACCCCAGATAATTCCACAGATACTTTAATTTACTATTTTGTGCAGCGGATGGATGACGCAGACACTTTAGTTAATACGGCAGATGCACCGTTTCGGTTCTATCCTTGTATGGTTGCGGGTCTAGCTTATTACGTCGCGATGAAGAAAGCCCCGGATAGAATCCAGCTTTTAAAATCGGTGTACGAAGAAGAGTTTCAACGTGCAGCAGATGAGGACGAGGACAGGGTGCCGCTGAAGCTTCAGCCAAGTATTCAATATCTTCGGGTTAATTAATGGCAAGACATGCATCTGGTAAAAGGGCTTGGGGTCTTTCGGATCGTTCCGGGTTTCGGTATCGTCTTGCAGAGATGTTGGTTGAGTGGAATGGTCTTAAAGTTGGACCAGACGAGTACGAAGAAAAACACCCACAACTAAATCCACGCAGAATAGGGCCGGACCCACAGGCTCTTTTACAACCTAGACCGGACACAGCCACCGAGGTAGCTGGTCAGGTTCTTTTAGTGATGAACCCCTTTCAGTCAGGGAGTGCGGGTTCTTCTGTGATTACTGTGTTTGAACCATCTCATGGACGCAGCACAGCTAATGTTGTTATTTTCCGTAAAACACAAGCATTTGACGGTTTTTCCACAACCGTTTTGAACAAAGCTGCGGGGTACACAATCACCGTTGTTGATGCCAATTCGTATACAATCACAGTTATTGGCGAAACAGCAACCATTGGCGGCACAAGAGGCGGAGGCGGAGTTGCAACCGCTGCCGCTGGTGTGGCAACAACATCATCGACGTTTGATTCGATAAGTGTTACATTCGATTCGGCAAGCGAGACTTTTGACGAGGCTTAAATGGCAAAACAAGCAGTAGGAATTGGAACATCAGCTAATGATGGAACGGGTGATACCCTTCGCGCAGGCGCGGACAAGATAAACGATAACTTCGATGAAATCTACAGTGCGTTAGGTAATGGAACCACGCTTACGGATATTATCGACACAAACGGCGTTCTTGACGTTAGTCAAGGCGCTAATAAGATCGTTTTCTACTATGCGGCTTTTAGTGACCTACCCAGCGCATCAACATATCACGGGGCTATTGCTCATGTTCATGCGCTCGGAGCGATGTATTTCGCTCACGGCGGAGCTTGGGTACGTTTAAATGATGAAGCAAGCGGTCCTGTAACCAAATACACCGCTGGCGTAAATGGATCCACCGCGTATACCTTTACTGGTCCCGGGGCAACGTCAGGCAATAATCCAAACTTTACCTTCTACAAGGGACACACATACCTAATTGACAACTCAGCTAATGTAGGTAGCCATCCTTTGCAGATTAGAACATCTAATGGCGGCTCTGCTTTTACAACAGGGGTGACAGATAACTACAATTCTACAACCGGGTTAACACAGTTTATTGTTCCGCATGAGCCAAGCGATACCTCTTTAGTGTATCAGTGCACTAACCATAGCGGTATGGTTGGCAACATAACAATAGTATAGTGAGCAGGTGAAATGTCGTTTACATACACAGAGCTACAAGACGCAGTTAAAGATTTTACAGAGAACGAGGAAACCTCTTTTGTAACTAATCTGCCTGTGTTTATTCGTGGCGCAGAAGACCGTATTTTTACACTGGTTGACTTAGAACTATTTAGGAAAAATGCTACCTCACAGTTAACAGCCAGTGACCCCTACTTAAATGTCCCTAACGATTATTTATCACCTTTTTCCTTTCAGGTTACAACAGCCAACTATAAAGAGTTCTTGGATATTAAGGATGTAAACTTTATCCAGCGTTACTCAATTGACTATGGCAGTAACGCTGTCCCAAAATACTATGGTATTTTTGATATAGACAACTTTATTGTAGGTCCTACACCAGATCAGGCGTATACGGTAGAGCTTCATTATTATTATAGACCAGCCAGCATCACGGCTGGCGCAGGTACAGGCAACACTTGGCTCAGTACCAACGCTCCTAATGCCCTTCTTTACGGTTCACTTGTAGAAGCGTATACTTACATGAAGGGTGAACAGGATATGATGCAACTGTATGAGCAAAGGTTCATGCAGGAAATACAACGCTTAAAGGATTTGGCTGAAGCTAGAGAGAATAGT